CATTTACATCCTATTTGGATATCTCCATTAGGATGTATTGTTATTTCATACATATTATGTACAGCCGCTAACTGTACGGCTTTGCTAGGGCTATCTATGTAATTGATAGCCCATCCATCCACTTGTACAGCCGCTAGCTGTACGTCTTCACTGGGGCTATCTATGAATTTGATAACCCGTCCACTCCGTTGTACAGCCGCTAGCTGTACAGCTTCGCTAGGGCTATCTATGTAATTGATAGCCCATCCATCCTTTCGTACAGCTGCTAGATGTACAGCTTCGCTAGGGCTATCTATGTATGCGATAGCCCATCCACCCTGTTGTACAGCTGCTAGATGTACAGCTTCACTGGGGCTATCTATGTATGCGATAGCCCATCCACTCTGTTGTACAGCTGCTAGCTGTACCTCCTCAGATGCAGTATTCAATGAATGATATCTATTCATTTTCATAATAATTCCTTTAATTCATTAGGACTTAAACATTTAGGGTCTTTCTCAGTTTTTAACCTAACACATTTTCCCATTTGAGGATTTAAAGCCCATAAATTGCGTACATAATTATCTGCTAACAGGGTTTTAGCTCGTGTCTTTATCTTTTTATATCCGTTATTTCCGCCTTCATCGTCATCTAACCAGATAACTATTTTATTGTATTTCTTTATTAATTCTCTCAGTAGTGTATCAGATATGTTAGTCCCCTGCAAGCAAAGACATGGACAATATTCTCCTACACGTATACTAGATAGAAAATCTTCTACCAGTACAATCTTATCAGATTGTATATCCTGTCCCGTAAAGAAATTAGCTTCTTTCTTTGAACCTTTAGTAATATATTTATATTTGCATGAATTTTTACTAAATTTCCTTACACTATAACTTTTTAATTCCCCATCTATTTTAATGGGGAGTACTACAGCATTAGATTCCGGAATACATCCCAGAGAATATTTGGTAATTAAGTAATCCGTTACATAATGTGTATATAACCATTTCTTTACGTCAAGAGTGAAAGCCTCAGGTTCAAATACCGTACCAGGGGGCCATACAAGCTCGTCAGTAGACTTTTTATCTACTGCCTTGAGCTTCCCAGTGCCTCCATAAGAAATACCGCAAGAGAAGCATTTATAGCCGTCTGTGTAATATGTACCCCCCCTGCCATTACAAGCAAAGCAGGGAGCCTGTTTAACGTAATTACCCACTAAAAGTGTCCTCGCCAGTAAGCTTAAGAAGCTCTATTAGTTTCTTAACCTCACGTAAATAATATACTGCAGAAGAATGGTCTACATTTAATAGGTTTCCTATCTCTCCAAAACTTAAACCGTGCTCTATTCTTAACGTATAGGCAATTAACTGTCGCTTTAATGCGATATCTCGTGTCCTTTTCTTACTTCGTAAATCTTTCTTACTTATTTTAAACTTAGTGCAAAGGGGGGTTAGGTCCATTACAGCTTGCCTCCTAATAAGGTATTACATCCACGAATAAATCTTTCTTTACTACCACTCCTAATCATCTCTAAACATGTAGTGGCCATAGGATAGTATAATCCTTTACCTCGCTCATCTTCCTCAAATCTAAAATTTTCTGGAATTAAATCCCAATGATAGCCAAACATAGTGGAGTATACTCCGGGCCTTACTTCTACCACATCATTAAAATAATCTGTAGCTCCATCCTGTATAGCTTGGGCAATAATAGCAATGTATAAAGCAGCTTCAGGACCCGCATTGTGAGAATACTTATCAGCTATCTTTTCTGCCAGGCAGAATAATGCCTTCACTAATACAGTTTTAGCTTTCCTTTGTAGTTTTAAATCTCTGGCCATAAAATACCTTTATGTTAATATTAGATAACTGAAATTCTCTAACATGAGAGGGAGTTTTCAACTCCTCTATTTCAGATTGGTACATATATTCAATTACAGAGGAGAGTACATCTAGTAGGTCTCCCCTATCATCTATATGATATATATGTTCTAGTCTATCCATTATGTGATTAAAGTTTTTATCTTTCATGAATCTCCTTAAATATCCTGGTATACCTCAAGTATACAGGGATATACGTATTAGTCAACTACTATTTTGTAAAGAAAGTGTAAAGATTATACAATATCAGGGGGTTACATACACTACCCCCTTGACATGAGAATGGTATTATTTGTATAATGCATTTACAGGGTCTCTCTTCTCTTAAGAGACCCGTTATCTTACTTAATTCAAACATCAATGCTTATCTCTTTGCTTATGCGACGAGATAGCATTTCTGTTATCGGGTATAACATTAATAATCACGTTAAGGCTCTTATGCAAAGACGTGATTGTCGACAATATGATGCGAATAGCATTATGTTGTCTTCTCGAAGCAAAGCTAAGAGGCCCTGCTGGCAGGCATAATATTCTAAAAATCATAACTAGGGTTTCCTATAGTGGTGTGTAAGGTAAGTTTTAAGTTGTATTCGTGTGACATCTACATGGTTAGCTTGTAGCTCCGAATAAATCTTTTCGAAGGATTTATGTTTAAGTCTCCCATTAGGTCTAACTAATTTTAATCTCCGACATATTTGGGATATAGAATGTCCTAACATATTTCTAGGTTTTTTTATCTGGGCTTTGGATGAGGGTTCCCCATCGCCCAACTTTGTCATCTCATCGATACTATCCTTTAATAGGGAGCGTATAACATCTTTCTTCGGATGTTTATTTAGAAAATAATATAGCTTATCCACGGAAGTCGCCCCTAAAGTAACGAAAAATTCCTCTAAGTAATAGAATACTTTACTTAAATATGGTTTAGGTATATAATTGTTATCCAAAGCCAATTGCAGAGTGGCTAGGACGACCACTTGTTCCGGACCTAACGGTTTCATTACATATACTCCTGGTCTAGGAAGTGTGCAATGGCTTCTTCGACATCCCGTTTAAAGAAATGTACTAATTCATTTCTCATCATAACTAATTTATTAGTGCAGTAGTGTTCCCCTCTTAGTAATGACAATGCAAATTGTCCCATGTCTACCCGCTCAAAATACTCCCATTGGTTTAAGAAGTCCTGCTTAATATGTTCTTGGGCAGCAGCTAGTAAAAGTTCATATTCTTCCTCCGGTTCTAAAATGGCATAGCTAAATGGGGCAGTAAGATTCCTACATCTATAGTTATCGTATGCCTCTAATATAGTGTCATCTAAACTACTGATAGAATCGTTAGTCATATCTACTCCTCTCTATGTGTTATTTCAATATCCGTATATCCATATTTTTTATAATGCTCTTCCCATTTAGTTCTAATATAATGTAATTCTTCAGGGCTGTCCGAAAATTCCCGAACATATTGGACATGCAATTCCCCCTGTTTATCCGTGGCTTTAATCCTAAACATATAAAATTTACCTTTTTTAGACATAGCTTCCTCTTCCTCTGCTATCATTTTGTTGTACTCTTCTAATATATCTTTTAGTATACTCATGTATCACCTATAACTAATTTTATCGTGTTTTAAATTGTACCGATCCTCTAAAATATGTACTAAAATATCTGGAAGATAAAACCAAAGGGTTATACTAAGTCCGGCAATGGCTAAATTAATGGTCGTTAACACCCCTAATGACCACGCTAGTACTAATAATAATTGCTGTACACAGTATGTTAGAAATTTAGCAATTTTATGAGCTCTAATTCTACAGAATTTCTTATATTCTTTAGTTGTCATAATAATCCAGGTTGAAATGAGTAGTAAATTAATGTATACTTACATTCTAGCAAACTAAGAAAAAAAAGCAATAATTATTTTGTTACAGAATAGTAAAGATTGTTTCAGGAGTGTAAAGTAGTGAAAACTAGCCGGGAAGGGTTGTTAGAGATAGTAAGTCACGAAGGTATTGTTCCATATCCATATAAAGATAGTGTTGGCGTATGGACATTTGGAGTAGGACATACTAAATATGCGGGACATCCAGACCCTTTTAAGTTAACTAGAGGCCAGGCCTATCCTCTTGATTTTTGTATGGATCTATTTCAGGAAGATATTCAAAAATATGAAAAGAGGGTAAATAAAGCTGTTACGGTAGAACTTAAGCAGCATGAATTTGATGCTTTAGTGAGCTTTGACTATAATACTGGAGGTATTTACAGAGCCAAGCTAACTAAGGCCCTAAATGCTGGAGATAGACCAGTTAATGTTGCCAAACATTTTTTAGGATGGATAAAGCCTAAGGAAATAATAGGTAGAAGACGTAAGGAAATGAGGTTGTTTTTACATGGAACTTATACCAGTAATGGGTTAGCCCCAGTATATCGAGCAGATATGAAAGGTAATATCATATGGAAATCTGCTCGAAAGGTGAATGTATCGGAGATATGGGACAATTAATTAATAGTAGAAGTAGTTTCATTATAAGCTAAATCAGAATTTTCTCTATCATATCTAGCTTTAAGTAGCTCTTTTTCCAGATTTTCTTTTCTTTCACGCAATAAAATAGTAATAAGAAATTCTTGGTATTGATATTCTACAGCCTTTTTTGCAAAAGTATCCCGTAATTCAATGAGTTCTAAATTATTATATCTCTCATATTTATCCGGATCATGATTACATGGGATATTTAATTGTTCTATCTTTTCCAATACTTCTAAATACTTAGAATAATTCTTATCTTTTTCTCCTGAAGCCATAGCTGTAGTCCTCAAAATATGGTATACTTCTATTATAACTTAATTATGATAAAAGTCAAGTCAATAAAAGGTCATTTGGTCCGTTGGGATTATAAGGGAGAATAATATGTGTCCGTTATACGATTATAGATGTTCTTTATGTGAACATGAAGAAGAGTTTATGTTGAAATACGATGAAGATTTTAACATGCTGTGTCCTAAATGCGGGGAAATAGAGCTAGAAAGGATGATAACCGGTACTAGCAACTTTGAATTTAAAGGTGAGGGTACATATGATACTGGAACAGTTAAACACGGTAAAGGGGCTAGAAATTATATAGGGGGCTTAAAAAAGCCTTAATAAAGGTTAGTAATGAGAAACATAATATGGTATACTATTGAAACTTAAATTTGGGATATAATAATGTCGCATACAGTATATGCTAATTTTCAAGCACTTGAAGGTACGGTTACAGTAGAAACTGAATTAACCTTCAATTTAAAATCGCGACAAATTACTATAATAAATGATTCGTCGACTAAAGATTTGAATTTTAAATTTAAAAGTGAGGGTACATTCGGCACAGTAAAGGCAGCTGAAATGATTTCATTAGATTTTTGGAGTAATTCTATAATAATTGATGGGGATTCAGTTCCTTATCGTATATGGGTGACAGGATAATGAGAGTAAATAGAGGGAGCAATAAACCTGCTCAAGAGCAGGGAATCCGGGCTAAAGAAGCTGTTTTTGATCAGACTTCTTATCAATTATTTAAAGACATGTATCAGGAATTACAAATGATTCGAACCATATTGGCAAATATGGCAGATTTAAATGTAGATGAATTCGATAAGGAGGAATTATTGTGATTATAGTTGACGGCACAGGAACTGGAAATCAGGCCAAAATTGACACCCGTAACCGACTCCAAGTTCATTCGGTTAATGAGCCTGAGGGGTTAGATGCTAACCGATTAGGTAGCGCATATAATATGAATACTGGGGAATTAACTCTAACCTCAGCAAATGAGTCCGCCGTACTGTATTTCAAAAATAATGAATCTAAAGATTACATCATTGAAGCTATAGTGGTAGGACTTGGACCTAGTACGGGGGGAGCTTCTACCGATATTCCGATAATTAAGGTTATTAGGAATCCTACAGCTGGAACTATAGTTGATGATGCAAGTAATGTAAGTATAAATTCTAATAGAAATTTTGGATCTTCAAATACTGTATCCGCAGATGTTTATAAAGGGGCAGAAGCTAAAACTCTAACTGACGGAGATGATCATTTGTTTTTTTATCAGCCGGCAAATGGCAGGTTGTTTGCAGCAATTAATGAAGTAATTCCTAAAGGGAAGAGCCTAGGAGTTAAAATTACTCCCCAGGCAAGTAATACTTCAATGACATGTTATGTAGCTCTAATTGGCTATTTAAATCAGGAGTAATTCATGATTATAAAAGATGGAGCCGGAAAAGGTAATGCGGCTAGAGTTAATGTAGAAAATAGATTAGACGTAGAATCAGTATCTCGTCCCATTGATCAGCACATTAATGAAATATATGAAAAAATGTATACATTGCCATTCGATGCTATTGATCCTGTAGGCGCTGATGACTATTTTGTATATATAAAAAACACAGGAACTAAAAATTTACATGTAGAATCTTTAAATATTCGAAGCACAGTGGCAGGTACTGTCGAGTTACATTATGTAACAGGAACCGCTTCATTTACTTCAGGTACTGATATAACTCCAGTCAACAGAACTCTAGGTAGTTCTGTAGCTATTACCGCCACAATTAAAACTGATACAGATACTACAGGATTAACTAACGGAGGTGTTTTAGAATATATGAGGCTAGCAGTAGCTAATACAGATTATTGTTTAGAACTATCATCCCATTTAATTATTCCTCCGGGTAAAGCTATGGCTTTATTGTGGGATACCTCTACTGGGATCCTCTCTGGAACAATAACTATATACGAAGATCAAGGAGTAACCTAGTGTCATTACCTATAAATATTGTAGATTCCGCTACTGGATATACTGCTACAATAGATGTTGGAGGAGGGATATCTGTAAATCCCCCCCAATTTTCCGAAAGTTATAATGCTACGTTGGATGTAGACGACACTCCAGTAGAAATAGTTCCTCCTTTAGGGGATAATATATTTTGTATTACTGGAATTATTTTAGTAGGAAATAAAAATATCAGTACTACAGTTGATGCAGTGGTAGATATCTATGAAGCATTGGCAACTGATACAAGTACTGCAGTAAATACAATATTATCTATACCGGTAGCTAGGAGTGGGCAGTTGGTATTACCTAACATGTACCTATGTAGTGGAGAAGGGGTCCATATTATGGGTAAAACATCTGATGATGATGTATTTGTGACTATTCTCGGATATTATGTTAAACAACATACTTGACATGGGTATATAAATATGTTAATCTATTTATAATAAATATAAAAACATCTTACCAAGGAATTTCGCTACCTTAGAATCGTTACCGACTTGTCACCGGCCGCCGTTTCTGAATTTTAAGCCCCTCACGGGGCTTTTTTTTCGTCTAAACCTTGACAAAATCAAATAAATAGTCTATAGTAATTTATATACATATATATGAGGAAATTATGAAGAAAATATTTCATTTAGATAACTCTGTTAGAGAGCGTACTATAGAAGAGTTATTGTTCCATGATAAACGCCTTAAAGGACGTTGGGATGAAGCATTATCACAAATCGAAAAAGAAAATAAGAAATCTTTACAAAATTTTAAGTTTATGATGATAGTTTCTAATTTAATTTATTTAATGACGGGGATAGGAATAGGAATGGCTTTATGACTAAGATAGTAGATTTAGATGCCCACAGACCTCCCCGTACTCTCCCTGAAGATGCTAACATACTATGTTGTAATTATTGTGGCGGTAGTGACCTTGTATTAGATACTGAGCTAGATTTATATTGCTCTAATTGTTTGGCTTTTACCATGGGATATGATGGGTACATTGATATAATATTCAAATTGGAGCTCGATGATGAGAAATAAAGCTAAGTGTTTGAATTGTGGAGATATTGTAGAGAGTAAACATAGGCATGATTGGGTGTCATGTAGCTGTTTTAGTCATGATACAAAGAATCCCCGAGGATTCTTTTTAGATGGTGGTGATGACTATAGTAGATATGGAGGAAATGTATCAGATATTCACTGGTTATGTGATGAGGAGGAAGAATGACTACATTCTGGATAGTATTAATCGCCTATGCGATAGCAGCTGCGTTAATTGTTATGGCCTTTGGGTATGGTAATGATGAGGATAAATAGCCTAGTATACTAGGATTATAAGTTATTTATAGCATTAATGGAGATAAAAGGTGGATATACTAGGATTAATGACAGCAGCTGGAGCTTTATGCTTTTCTTTACTGGTTGTATGTGGATTTATTATGTTCCTAGGCTGGATAGGTGGTAAGTTGTATCAATTATTAGATAGGTGGTGTAAATGATTATAGTATTGATATTTTTCATATTAACAACGTTATTAGGATGGGGTATATTGGCATATATTCTCTTCTTAGCTCCCAGCAATTGGGATGCGAGTAGTTGGTATAAACCACATAATCCTAAACCAAGAACTTATTGTAAGGGTAGACGATGCAAGAAAAGATAATGGATGAATATATATACATGGGATTTGGTTATCCGGTAACACTTAAAAATGTTGTTATGGGGTGTGCGGGTGGCCATTGGTATCCACAAATAGGTAGAGAGAAGATATTAGTACAAGAGGGTAAGCGGTTTTGGGGGAAGTTATGGACTGAAAATCGTAAATTAAATAGCGCGGAGCAAGACATATTAGCTGAATATATAGATAAATACGTAAAAGATAATGAATAAATATAAGTTTACATTAGTATGTAATGATGTTGGCATCTTTGATTTCGATGATGAAGATGACATGATATCCACCATTATTCATACATATAGGTTATATGATGTAGCATTTGACTTTAGAGATACGGTATTACATCTTGACTTTGAACGTGAATCTACCGCATTCTGGCCAGCTATTGAGTCCGCAATAAAAGATATTAATAACGTATGTATTAAGGGTATACCTAGGTTGCGAGTGACTAATGTAGAATTTAATGTGTTGGAGAATAAAATTGAAGGTTAGTGTTGGTGATACAGTTCTTTTAGGGAAACTATGTCTTACCTTAACGATGATAAGAGGAATAATTAGATATATTACTTGACTTTTGGGGATGTATGTCTTATACTTAATATAAGACATTAGGAGATAGATATGAATAATTATGATTTTAGTACTAGAAATGGTAGTCAAGCTGAACAGGTATTAGATGAAGAGTTATTAGAGATGAACTCGTTAGAGGCATATGAGTATCTTAAGGATACATATGCAGGTGAATACAGTATCTCAGCTTCAGATGCTGGAAGAGAGAAGTATATGATTACCCTCCACCATGGCTTAGTCGTTACGTTCAGTGATTGTAGCTCTCTTGAGCTAAATAAACATGGTGTTAGTGTATGGTAGATAGAATTAAATTAGCTGGAATAATATTAGTACATTGGATAGTAATTATATGTAATATAATATCTTTTGTAGTAGTGCCGTTTATACTCCCTATTTATGTAGCGGTTAGTATTATGTCAGGTATAGCAGCTCTCTTGTCCTCTCGAGGCGAATGTATCCTGACTGTCCTAGAGAATAAGTATAGAGGTAGACTCGGGAAGCCTCTTATCAAGGGCTTCCTGGGCCATTACATATTTAGAAAATAATTCTAATTAAATCAATAACTTACGAAATCTCGTAGCTCAAACGAAGAGATTTATCGTAGTCCATAAAAAGCGAAGGCGTTAGCCTAGCATCTCTTATGTCTCTAAGTACTCAATGAGTACGCCTCCTTTAGGAATAAATAACCCACATGCCAATGACTCGGAGAGGAATTAAGGGGGGGGCATGTGCCTACAACACATGAACGATTACCCCCTTAGGGTATGAGTGAATGGGCATCACTCGCCCATTATATCCGAGAACTAGCGGGGATACGTCTCCCCTCGCAGCACTCTAACGCAATACATGTCCCATTTCTTGCAGCGCTACGGGTATAGATACTATACCACGGGGATACACCCCTAGATACTATAGAATGGGGGTAGGCAAAAGAAACGTAAACGTTCCAAAAGGGACTCCTACCCTCTTATTCTATATATACGTAAGTCCTTGTAAAATATAAAATTTTACCTTAGGAAGTCCTTACAAAACCTTATGCCACACCGGCCTCCGGCCGGGTAGCTTATGCTCACTCTCCTCTCCTAGGAGGTTCGCACTTTAAAGTGCTCCCTCTCCCTGTTATAATAACCCCCATTATTATAAGGAAATCATATGAATCCTGATAATATCAGAGAATTTACCTTAGTATTAGGCGAAGGAGTGTCGCCGGATACCCGCCGGATAGAAGATATCCTGTATAAATCATGTAAAGATGCACTGGTGCATTATAGTAAAGGTACTATTTACATTGACTTCTTTAGAGTGGCCGATACTATGGAAGAGGCCATTGTAACAGCCATAGAGGCCGTAAAGGCGGCCGATAGGCGTATCTCTGTGGTAGAGGTAAGGCCCTTGACATGAGCACGTAAATCTGGTATACTTCTTTAAAACTCACCGTGCCTCTCGAAGAAGCTCAACGAGGATTGACGGCCAAAGGCCTTTGGATCATCATTAATGAGTGCTGAATTCTATAAAAGAAGTAGCCCACCTTTATAGTACTTGACCCCTGAAATGGGGTGGCCTCCAGTTGGAGGCAGGGCTTTTATCTTAATAGAGACGCAGTAAACTGTCCTAGTTTATTCTTGCGTCTCTTTCTATGTACGGAAAAAAATGTCAACAATCTCTATGCTACTACCAGTAATTACTAAATTGGTAGAAAAACTCTTCCCTGATAAAGTTAAGCAAGCTAAGGCTAAAGCTGAGCTTATGGAAGTTATGTATAAGGCCCAAGCTGAAGAGTACAAAGCCAAAGGCGAGATAATAAAGGCTGAAGCTACTGGGAAGAGCTGGATGCAGCGCAACTGGCGCCCGTCCCTCATGTTCACATTTATCGCAATCATAGTAAATAATTATATTTTGGTCCCATACTTACAATCATTTGGTGTCCCCGTAATCAGTTTGGCAGTGCCATCTGAGATGTGGACCCTCTTAAGTATTGGTGTAGGGGGATATGTAGTAGGCAGGTCAGGCGAAAAAATCGCACAAACAAAGTTTGATAATAAGAGGTATTTTGATACCTTAAGAGACTTATATGGTAATTTAGCTCAAAAAGATGTAGATAAACACAACCAGGCCCTCAAAAAAGCTAAGGAATAAATATGGAATTGGGCGCGGCAATGGTTTTAAAGTATGTTTTAGAGTTATTAGTCGTCCCCGCCATAGGGATTTTTATTTGGGTAGCGAAAAGACTGGTTGCCCGGGTAGAGAAATTAGAAGATAAGGTAAACAAACTAGACAAACACACTGCTGTACATGAGTCGGTAATAGATGACATCCATGCCGATATCCAAAATATAGAAAATAAACTAGATAGGATACTCGATAGATTAATGGAAAAATAGTGGATCTATATTTACACGGTTGGCAGTTAGAACTTTATATAACATTTTTTGGGGCGTCGATAATATTAGCAATTTTATTCATATCTAGATTTGAAATTGTGAGAGCAATAATCAGATTAATAGTAGGCGTGTCTAGGATGATTTTATATTAATGGAGAGAGTTAGATTTACCGATAAATCTGAATTAATAGACGCAATAGAAGTAGGCGATGGATTTGTTACTGTGTATATTAACTCAGTAGAGCCCGGATTACCTGGTAGTGTCCAACAAAGGTTTATAACCAAATTTAAAGAATTTTTAGAAAATCCCTATCTCCATGACCCTGAGCGATTTCATCAAGGGGATCATCCCCGGGGAAGTAACTGGAGAACCTGGGAGCATAAATATGCATGCCATTTCCATTTATTAGGTGAGCCTAATATTATTTTAAGTGCTTTATTAGGTAGGGCATCACTAAGCGACAATTTAAGAGGACAATTAAATGCGGCCAAAGAGATATGATTTTGATGTAGATAACGCAGATCCAGATGGACTCGCTGATAATAATTCTAGTGCAGGAGCTACATTAACTTTAGATGGGGCGTTAACCTCAGCAGGCAGTTATACATCAGCCGATGGATTTGCCCATAGGTTGGATATTATTGATACTGCTACGACGGACCAATCTAGTGCCACCTTCACTGTCACAGGGACAGATGCGGATGGTAGGGCCCAAAGTGAAGCAATTACCGGACCAGGTAGTGGGGCCACCGTCGAGAGTACTAAATATTTTAAAACAGTGACTAGTGTGGCCATTGCAAGTCCAGTTGCTTGTGGTACGGTAGATATGGGTATAGTGGATGAGTTTGCGAGTAAAACAATCCCATTAGACCATTTAAATGATTCAGCGCCGACTATACAAGTGGACGTTACTGGTACCATAGATTATGATATCCAAGTAACATTACAAAATCTATATGATAAGGCTAGTGCTGCTCCCTTTAATTTCGACGACCAAGAAGATTTGGCATGGGTAAATGACGGGAACTTCGGTGCAAAAACAGCTGACTTATTAGATGACCTAGCCGCCCCTGGAGCTAGAGCTATGAGAGTAGTATCGAATTCCTATACTAATACTGCTGAATTGCAAGTGTATATAGTTTATCCTAGGGCAGATTAATGGCCAAAGAGGAGTATATTCCCAAAAAACGGGGTCCTAAGACTAAATATACCCCTGATGCATGTAAAAAAATCATCGAGGCTGCTGGTAAGGGCGCCCATGTAGCGGGTATGTGTGTAGCCATCGGTATAGCCTCCGAAGATACGTTCTTTCGGTGGGTGAGGGAAATACCAGAGTTTGCTGAGGCCTATAAGGAGGCACAACTTATATCTAAGGCTTTTTATGAGGACCAGCTCCTACGCGGGTCGTTAGGCCTCACAAAAGGCTTTAATGCTACTAGTATGGCTATGATAATGAATAATAAATTCCCGCAAGATTATAAAAGAGGCACGGGTAGTAATACTGAAATTAACATTGGAAGTATCAACCAAGTAGCGATAGACCCAGAAGATTTAGATAGAAAGTTAGAAGAGGCCAAAGCTAAATTAAAGGCTTTAAACTACGATCCGGACGAGGCTTCTGTAGAGCATGAGTAGCACCGAGGTGCAGGATAAGGCGAAACTTGAACTTCTTGAGGCCCTTGAAGCTAAAGAAGAATATCTTCGATATAATAAGATGGCGGCGCTATTTCCTGATACCGGCCCGTTTAGACGAGAACTCTATCCAAAACATGTAACATTTATGAATAAGAGCGGACAATATAGTCAACGGGCTATTATCGCCGCAAATAGGACAGGTAAGACGTTAATGGGCGGGTATGAGATGACCTGCCACTTAACCGGTAAGTACCCAGATTGGTGGGAAGGAAGACGGTTCCACAGGCCCATACAAGCCTGGGCAGCTTCGGTTAATAACGAATCAACTAAAAATATACTGCAATTTGAATTGGTCGGAGACTTATACGACCCGGGAAGCGGTTTAATACCTAAAGAATTATTAGATTTAAATAGATTAATAAGAAAAGCTGGAGTGACTAACGCCTTAGAGACTATATATGTTAAACACATCTCTGGCGGTTACTCTAAATTAGATTTTAAATCCTATGAGCAAGGTAGGGATGCTTTCCAGGGGACTAAGAAACAAGTTATTTGGCTGGACGAAGAGCCTAGGGAAGCCAGTATTTATAGCGAGTGTCTCACTCGTACCATGGATAAATATGACCCAGGTATGATTTATTGTACCTTTACTCCTTTATTCGGATTATCTGATGTAGTATTGGAGTTTCTTCCAGAGGGAAAGTTTCCTTCAGGAGGGGTGTCACCTAAGGACCCGTATAAGTTTGTGGCACAAGTGAGCTGGGATGAAGTGCCTCATCTCAACGAGGAACAGAAAGAGGCTATATTAGCATCGTATAGTAAGCACGAAAGAGATGCCCGAAGCAGAGGTATCCCTTCTTTAGGTAGCGGAGCTATATATCCATATGCTGAAGATCTAGTAACTGAATCCCCATTTGAGATACCCCCTTGGTGGCCTAAAGCTTATGGACTAGATGTTGGCTGGAATATGACGGCCGCAGTCTGGGGGGCAATGGACCCCGATACTAGAACTTTATACATTTATTCCGAGCACTTTGCGGGAGAGGCGCACCCAGCCATCCATGCCAGTGCCATTAAATCTAGAGGGGACTGGATCATTGGAGCAATTGACCCGGCTTCTGCGGGAGCTAATCAAGTTGATGGTAGAGCTTTATATGACTTATATGCAGAAGAGGGATTACTCTTAGAAAAAGCTAAAAATACAACTGAAGCCGGTATTTTAAGAGTGGGTCAAATGTTTGAAGCCCAACAATTAAAGATTTTTACTTCTTGTACCGAATTATTATCAGAGTACAGGGTGTATCGTAGGGATGAGAAAGGTAGAATAATGAAAAAGAATGACCACGGACTAGATGCTTTACGGTATCTATGTATGAGTGGTCTAGACTATCTCCAGACGCCCCCAGACCCAGGTATGACAGATTCCTGGGATGACGATTTTTCCGATAAAGACCAATACACAGGATACTAATAGATGGCGGAATATGACTCTCTTTCACTGGAAGAGTTACAAAAATCTAATAACATTGCGGAATTATTGGATAACGAAACCCTAGCCCACATGGCTAAATCTGCGGTAAGGGGTTATGAATTAGATGAGGATAGCAGAGCCGAGTGGAGCCATACCATAGAACAAGCTATGGGAATAGCTAAACAAGTAATGGAGCCTAAATCTTTTCCTTGGCCGGGGGCGGCTAATATTAAGATGCCTATCATCACAAGAGCCTGCATCGACTACGCCTCTAGAACATTACCTGAAATTATCCAAAATGAGAAGATAGTTAAAGGGTCTATTATAGGTAAAGACCCTCAGGGAAACAAACGAAGAAGGGCAGATAGGGTAACAACCTATATGTCATATCAATTATTACAAAAATCTCCTGATTGGGAGGACGGAATAGACAAACTCCTTCAAACTCTCCCTGTATTAGGTACGGTATTCAAAAAAACGTACTATAGTGAGGTTGAAAGACGTTGTATTAGTGAATTATGTGTTCCTGAGAAGATATGTGTGAATTATGCCGCGCAGAGCTTAGACTCAGCCCGCAGAGTCACACATATACTCACATTATATACTAATGACATACTAGAAAGACAACGTAAGGGCTTATATTTAGATGATATCGATCTAGAAACTCTACGACCTTCAGACTATGCCTCCGTAGAGGATGAGGATTATCCTATAGAAGTGTTGGAACAGCACTGTTGGTGGGATTTAGATGGAGATGGATACAAAGAACCCTATATTGTTACTTTACATAAGGATTCTAAGCGAATTTTCAGGATTCTACCTAGATTTAAAAAAATTAATAAGGTAAATAACGTAGTACAAAGTATTGAACCTATACAATACTTCACGGATTACCATTTCATCCGCTCCCCTGATGGGGGATTCTACAGTATGGGGTTTGGACAGTTTTTATTACCCCTGAATACAGCAATAAACACCTTAATCAATCAATTAATTGACGCAGGAACCCTAAGTAATACGCAAGGGGGATTTTACAGTAATAGATTACGACTTAAAGCCGGTGATTTGAAGGCTAAAATGGGGGTATACCAGAAAATAGACGCCCCATCTGGGGAGTCACTCGACAAACAATTTTTTAACCTCCCGTTTAAGGAACCTTCTGCTACATTATTCCAATTATTGGGTCTTTTAATGCAAACGGCTCAGGATCTATCCTCTACTACTGATGTACTTTTAGGGAAACAGCCCGCTCAAAACGTTGCTAGTACAACGATTAGCCAATTGATAGACCAAGGTACTAAGGTATATACCGCCGTGAATAAGCGGGTGTATAGAAGCCTAAAACGTGAATATCAGAAAATTTATGAATTGAATAGGGAACATTTAACCCAGAAAGAATATTCAGCTGTGTTGGATGACCCTGAAGCGAACGTTAAACAAGATTTTGAAATTGAAACTATGGATATCCTGCCAATTGCAGATCCATTGTTATCCTCAGATCAGCAGAGGCTTATTAGAGCCAATGTTATACAACAATTAGCTACAGTAGACAGAAGAGCAGCCGATGAGATGGTATTAGAAGCCATTCAATTAGACGAGGAAGATAAAAAACGTCTCCTCCCTGACCCAGATCCAAATGCTCCTCCTCCTCCGGAGATACAGAAAGCTCTTGCTGAGGTACAAAAATTACAGGCTGAGGTGGCCAAATTATCGGCAGACGCCACACTCTCCGCAGAGAAGAATCAATTAGAATTGCAAAAAATAGCGAAAGCGAATGAAGAAGCAGATGCCCGTATAGCGGAATCTGTTGCTAGGGTGTGGAAAATGCAGCAAGATGCTCTAGTAAACCGTGCCAAGATGACTACGGTGGTAGAAAAGATGCAGTACGAGGAAGAAATTAAGGCAGCAGATACTGCCAGGAAAATTGATTCCGATAAGCATGGTCAGGCCATGAAAGAGGTTGAACTAGCCCAAAAGGCGGCTGAGATAGCTAAGAAAGACGAGAAAGATGCTAAGTAAGCAAGAATTCGGTTACTGGAAACAGGAAGCGATAACTAAAGCAGTATTCACCTGGGCGAAAGAGAAACAACGCTTTATAGAGGAAGATATGCTTAGTAGGTCTGTAATCCTCAAAGAGGGAGGCCAATTAAAGTTATGTGAATTAGCAGGTATGAGAGATATACTTGACCAATTAATCAATCTATCCATAGAGGATCTAAATAATGACGAAGAAAGTTAAACCCGCAGGTTATCGAGTTTTAGTTAAACTTGAGGAGATGGACCAGAGGTCGGAAGAAATGTCGGAAGGAGGTATAATAACTAAGGTAAAGACTAAAACAACCCGAGAATTAGAGCAACGGGCAACCCAAAAGGCATATGTAGTAGACATAGGTCCTACAGCATGGAAGTCATTTGATGACGGTACTCCATGGGCCAGTATAGGAGATTGCGTACTAATTTGCAAGTATTCTGGTGATGATTTGTCTGATATAGAAGAAGGTGAGGTATATCGAGTTATTAATGACCGAGATATCGAAGCGATATTCCCAGAGGAAAGAATAGAGGTGAACAATGTCTGATGATGCAGTGCAGCAAGTAAAAGAACTTTTAAATCAAGAAGGAATAACTAATGAACCCCCGGAAGAAGAGAAGAAACAAGAGCCCAATGAAGAAGTCCAAGTCTCCGAAGAAAAAGTATTAAACGAATTTGAAAAAGAACAAAAAGCCAAGGGCTGGAATCCAGAAGGAACCAAATCTGCTGAGGAGTGGGCTCGTGCGGAGCCACTTTATCAGGAAATAAAAGCCCGCGGAAAAGAGAATAAGCAGATGCGCCGCACTATAAATGAATTGAAGGCGCACATGGAAAAATTAGAGAGTCATGCGTATAACCGGGCTCTCCGAGACTTAGAAAAAGAACATAAAACGGCGGTATACAATGGGGATGAGGAAGAAGCCCAACGTATACAGCAAGAAAAGGATAATTTAGTTAAACCTGAGCCCATCCCGGAAGCAGTGGTAGAATTCCAGGAAGCTCATGCGGATTGGTTACAAGACAAATCATTTGAAGCTCTCGAGATGCAGAGATGGGTGGTACAGAGGGATGCTGATTTGGTGGCTTATAATTTATCCCCACAAGAACACATGGCTCTATTAGATGAGCATGTACGACAAAAATTTCCAGATTATTTTAATCCTCCTCCAGAGCAGGAGAAGGTAGTTAGTAGAGCTGCGGTAGAATCTGGGTATGATAGTAATGTCTCTAATCCCACAGGTAGGAAAAAGAAATTTTCCCTAGGGGATTTAAATCCGGAGCAGAAACAAACTGCCCAGGATTTCGAGAAGATGGGCGTAATGTCTATCGACGAGTACATTAAACAATTAGTTTCCAATGGAGATTTGAAATAATGAAAAAAGATGACAAACGGGCCGAGAAGAGGCCAGAGCGAGTTCCTTTACATAAACAAAAAATTTGTGTTGCGGAGGAACGGGATGGGTTTAAACGCCGGATGGTAATAGATAAACCTGGTAGAATTGATGCTTTTTTGAAGGCAGGCTGGACGATAGCGGACGGCGATATTGAAACAACTCATGACGGTTTAGCACATATTGAAGGGCAAATGGGAAGTACGGTAAGACGAGTGGTCAACCGAGATCCTAAAGCTGATGCTAAACATGCAGTTCTGATGGAAATCCCTATCGAGTGGTATGAAGCGGATAAAGCAGAACAACAGAGATTAATTGATGAGAGAGAATCCGCTTTTGATCGAAGCGGCGAACATAAGAAATCCGGTATGTATGGATCTCTAAGTAGGACCGATGGATCAAAAGCGTAATAAATCAACTTTATTATGTGAGGTAAAAAAATGGCAAATTTAGATGCCCCTCGCGGTTTCACCCCCGTTAAATATCGAAGTGGTAAACCTTATAGTGGCATAGCACGTCGCTACTATAAAAGCGCTACGGCTGGTATTATCGGAGTAGGTGACCCAGTTATCCGAGCAACAAATTCCTCGGATCCTGATGGTGGCCCTGAAATCGTTCGAGCAACAACGGGAGCGGCAATTACTGGTGTAGTAGTTGCAATAGAACCCAAAGAGAGTGATCTTGAGCAGGTAGGCTATCTCGCCTCCGCAGACACCGGCTATGTTTTAGTAGCTGATGACCCTGACCTTCTATTCGAAGTGCAAGAGGTTTCTGGTGGTACAGCCTTAGCAGTAGTGAATATCGGTGAACACATCGATTCCGTTGCCGCTATCGATGCAGATACTACTATTGGACGCTCTAAATACGAGATTGATAATGCAGCACTAGCTACAGATAATACCTGGAGACTAGAAGCCCTAGTTAATCGTCCTAATAACGCAGTCGGTGAACATGCAAAATGGTTAGTTTCGGCTAACTTGCATACAGAGGTTAATGCTTCTGCCACCAATCTGACTGAAATTTAAGGGGGAATAACAGATGGCTATTAATACTGGTGCATTAGCCAAAGCCCTCCGCCCTGGTGTAAATCAGTGGTTCGGTAATATGTATAACAGGTTTCCTGGAGAATATTCAGAAATATTTGATATTGAACAATCAAATATGAATTTCGAAGAAGACGTGAATGTACATGGTTTTGGTTTAGGGGTTGTTAAACCCGAAGGTGAAGCGGTACAGTATGACACAATGCAACAAGGTTTCTTAAAGCGTTACATCCATATTGTGTATGCTCTTGGTTTTGTTATAACAAGAGAAGCAATTGAGGATAATCTTTATATGAAACTTGCTAAATCTAACTCAGAGGCCTTGGCCGAAAGTATGAGGCAAGTGAAAGAAACGGTTGCTGCTAATGTACTGAATCGTGCATTCAATAGTTCGTATGTTGGATCAGATGGTTTAGAACTTTGTTCTTCTGCCCATTTACTATCTAAGGGGGGTACATTTTCTAATGAACTTGCTACTGCCGCGGATTTAAGTGAGGCTTCTTTAGAGCAAGCATTAATTGATATCGCAGGTTTTGTAGATGACGCGAGCTTAAAAATGCAAGCTAGAGGACGTAAATTAATCGTACCTCGTGAGCTTGAATTTGAGGCTCAGCGAATTCTAAAATCTGAATATCAAAATGATTCAGCTAACAATGCTATTAATGTATTATACAAAGGTAGATACTTACCTGATGGTATGTGCATTAATCATTATTTAGATGACGCAGATGCATGGTTTATTAAAACCGACGTTCCACATGGAATGAGACATTTTGTCCGTAGAGCACTCATAATCGATAATGATACTGAGTTTGATACTGACAATATGAAATTTAAGGCTTCTGAACGGTATACATTCGGGTGGACTGATCCACGCGGTATGTTCGGTTCTCCTGGAGCGTAATATCGAACTAATTAGTGTTCTCAGTTCGCGATTCGCGAATTGGGACGCTATTAGCGTTAATTAGGAGATATAAATGTTATCAAATTATCCCCAAGGATTTCCCAATGGGTTACTCCTTAGAGGTATGCCTGTAGAGCTGTCCCATCCAGGGAAAGTATTCTGGGTAGGAAATTCAGCAGCTTTACTAAGAGGCGAAAAAGGGGCTTCAGACGGAGCAGGGAATAAGGGTTCTTATTTGCAACCATATGCAACCATCGACTATGCTATTAGTCAATGTGCCGATAATCGCGGTGATATTATTATGGTTAGACCTAACCATTCGGAGGATATTGCGGCTGCTACTTCCTTGGTTTTAGATAAAATCGGGGTTGCAGTTATTGGTCTAGGTAGCGGAGATGATCGTCCAGATCTTAATTTCTCAGCAACTGGAGGTTCTGTAGAAATTGATGCTGCTAATGTGTCCCTACATAATTTAACACTAACTGCTGATGTTTCCGCAGTTGTTGTTGGAGTGAACGTAGACGCAGACAATGCCCTGCTAAGTAATTTAGAATTTAGATTCAACGCTACTGGCGATGATTTTATTACTATGATTGATTGTGATGCTGTGGATGGCATGATTATTGAGAATTGTAAATTACGAGCAGAGGAAGGCGCGGCAGGATGTAATGAAGCAATCCGGTTAGACGACTGTGATAATGTAAGCATTTTAAATAACCATATTTCTGGTGATTTTACTGATGCAGCTATTATAGGTGAAGGTGCTGCCGGCGTAAATCTTTTAATCAAAGATAACGTCATTTACAATGCCGATACCACCGCAGGACTATTAGTAGACTTAAATGTAGCTTTTACTGGCCTTATGGTCAATAATATGATGGGTACATTATTTGCTACCGCCCCTGAAACAGCAGTAGATCCAGGATCGTTACTTTCCTGTGAAAACTATGTTTGTAATGCAGTGGATGAGTCAGGTGCATTAGTACCTGTTACAGTATCTACATAATACTTAGATATGCGGCTTCGGCCGCATATTTTCTATATACATGAAGACTACAATAATTACAAAAAAAGAATTCCGGGAACTTAGAGATGATATCTAAAGTAAAACATCCCGGCAGTGATTACGTATACGTAATATGCGATGTTTGCGGAAGGAAGGTTCGACGTAAGTATACCCAATTGGTTCGAGATAAATGGAATTTTCAGAATAGATTAGTTGTATGTAGATGGGATCTAGATAAAATCAATCCTCAGGTAATTCCGTATAAGCATAAGGAACGCTTGGTCACCTCCCCCGAAACTTTACGTAGTGAACCCTCGGATAGGTATATAACCCCAGACACAGACAACCGAGTCCCGGGGGTTCCTCAAAAATTAGAGGCTAGGGCATCCACTCTAGGTTCCACTGTAGAATTATTTTGGAGGGGGCCTGTTGACGTAGGGACGTCTCAAATTACGGGTTACCTAATAGAAAGGCAAGAACCTCAAGGTGCTGCTTGGACAGTTCTTATTAGTGATAGTGGTTCAGGTAATACTTATTATAATGATACCTCAGCCTCAGTTTCTGCTGAGTATACATACAGAGTAGCGGCCATTAATGGAGCCGGTACAGGAAGCTATTCTAACGAAGCTGATTATCCCCGAAAAATTGCTGAAGATAATTATATTTATCTAGGAATTAATGGGGGAGCCACTACTTTAAGAACAAGTCAGGGGGACGATATCCTAGTCTCCCCGGATGTATAGAGGAATATAAATGGCAGTCACAAATGTTAATGATTTAACAGATCTCGGAAATATAGCGATTGGAGATAAGTTAATAGGAGAGCGGGTGGCTGGAACAACTGTCCAGCTAACCTTTGATGGGGTTCTAACCGATTCCGCCTTTGGTGGCTCTAACGGTCTTTTAGCTAGGACCGCCGCTGATACTTATACCTCTAGAACTATTACGGGCACGGCAAGTAGGATTAGTGTTTCTGATGGGGATGGTGTTTCAGGGAATCCCACTATAGATATAGATGCCGCCTACGTAGGTCAAGCATCTATAACTACCCTAGGTACTATCTCTACAGGGACCTGGCAGGGTACCGCTATAGCAGTGGATCAAGGGGGTACTGGGGATACCACATATACTAATGGACAATTATTAATTGGGAATACTACCGGCAACACCCTAACTAAAGCTACTCTAACGGGCACAGCCGATGAAATAGAAATTACCAATGGTACAGGGTCTATTACCTTAAATTTAGCTTCTACGTATGCAGGGGGCAGCTCCATAGCCACGGTTGGCACTATTACCTCAGGAACTTGGCAAGGTACTACTATAGCGGTAAATCAAGGAGGGACCGGTCAAACTTCTTACACAGACGGTCAACTCCTCATTGGTAACAGCACTGGTAATACTTTGGCTAAAGCCACATTAACTGCTGGAGAAGGCATAGACATTACCAACGGTAGTGGTACTATTACTATCCTAGGAGAGGATGCCAGTGCTACCAATAAAGGTATTGTAGAATTAGCAACGACTGCTGAAACTACCACAGGCACTGATACAGGCAGAGCAATTCCCGTTTCTGCCCTACCTCTACAAATACAAGATTCTGTCTATAATTATGCCGCTGACGGGGAAGCCTCAGACACTTACGTCATTACATTGAGTCCCGCTCCCGCGGCCTATGCCACCGGACAATTATTTCATTTTAAAGCGAATACTGCCAACACAGGTGCTTGCACATTAAATGTTAATGGTTTAGGTGCGAAGGCGATTAAAACTAAACACGATCAAGACCCAGCAAATAACGATATAGAGGCAGGACAAATAGTAACAGTCATTTATGACGGTACGAATTTCCAGATGCAGTCCCAGGTCGCCACCTCTGCTGGAGCCGGGGATATGGTATTAGCCAGCATTCAGACCAATACTGGAGCAAAGACATTCGATTCTGGCACACTAATTTATGCTGGTGCTACTAGTGGAACGACCACTGTTAATGCTACGGCAGTTGCCGGAACTACCACCCTTACACTTCCTGCTGCCACTGATACTCTAGTGGGCAAAGCTACTACAGACACCTTTACAAATAAAACATTTGATGCTAATGGCACCGGGAACAGTTTATCTAATGTAGATGTGGCCGATCTAGCTAATGGAACCGACGGAGAACTCATTACATGGGATGCCGCCGGAGCACCCACTACTGTAGCGGTAGGTACAGCTACTCATGTCCTAACTAGTAATGGGGCCGGCGCGGCTCCTACCTTCCAAGCAGTTAGTTCCCCCGACGCTGCGTCTCAAGCCGAACAAGAAACAGGCTCTGCCACAAATGTTTATGTTAGTCCCGGTAGGCAGCAATATCATGCCTCTGCCTCTAAAGCATGGGTAAATTTTACCGGTACAGGTACTGTGACGGTAAATGCGAGCTATAATACCACCTCAATTACCGATAATGGTACAGGGGATTATACTTGGACTATTGCGACAGATTTTAGTTCTGCTAATTGGGCCTGCGTAGGAATGAGCGGGGACG